AGCAGCAAGAGCAAACTGACCAAAGTTAGAGTTAGAGTTTGTAATAGATGCATCAGCACCATTCAGCATATTAAAATGACTATGGAAACCAATAGCAAATACAGAAACAATCTGAACTACAGCATCATTAGATACTTTAATATGACTTGTTCTCCAATCATACCTATAGACTGCTCCAGGATCTAAATGATATACTGTTGCTGGATTAGTTGAAGAAGATTCAGATGCTAATTCTGCACCAATTTTCCTAGTAATACTAAGACCATCATATTTTCTATTTGTCTCATCGTACTTTACAAAAGCACGATCATCTTTTTGTAGTGACACAGCAGTAAACTGTGCAACAACCATAGATCTAAATCCAGTTGCCTTTGAACCATCACAATGCATACCTTGTATGCCATAAACTGATCTCATAGAACAGTTAAAGATATATGGAGATGCACCCGTTACAGTATCAGTCTCAACTAAAACCTGTGCATTAGCAGCACTTAGTCCACCAGCAGGACCCGCCTTCAAGTTAGGTGGAACTAATGGAAGTAGATAAGTAAACCTATTATCATCTAAGACACTTTGTACTTTGGTTGATATATTATATTCTTCTTCATTAACATCTCTCATTTTAATTGGAGTTCCACCAGTTAAATTATGAGGTAATTTAGTTGTAACTGTAACTGTTTGTCCAGGAGTTGCACCATCTCCAGAAATAATTTACTGTAGTAAACATCAAGATCAGTTAATCCACTGAACTGATCTAATGTGTTAACACCATCTGCATATTCAAAACAAGTTACTTTATGATGCGAAAAAGTTGGTATTGCTTGATTATTAGTAAATTCTTTTGGATCAGTATATACAAAACTATTCCCATCACCATCAAAAATAGTAAATTGCCAGAAATAACAAGCACCAGTAATTCTAAAAATGGCAGTGCTATCTACATCAGAATCTGTAGGATTAGGAACATACTTAGGACGTAATTTTGTCTTTCTTAAATCTAAACCAACAATTGAAGTTCCTCTAGGTACAACAACACCACCCTTTGTACTATTAAACTTATAAAGTATATTATCTTCTTGTGTTAAATCAAAGTTAGAGTTAAGAGTTAATGTAAGGGTATTAAGTGCACCAGATACTGAAGTTCCATTAGGATGAATAGCCTTTGCAATTCCACCATCACTTCTAATACCAAATCCTGGTCTATTATCTACAATATGCTCACCTGGAAATAAAAGTATTGTTGTTCTTTCTACTAAATCATTATCATCACCTTCAAGATATGAAAATCTTGCTGCCTCTATCAATGCCCTTTGAATCGTTTTAAAGGGTTTTGTTAATGAATTACCTTGGTTTTCTATACCATCAGTAGCATCAAGGTCATTTGGATTTACATAGAGAATGCGACCCTCAACATTCTTTATGAAATTCTCTAACTTATTAAGTGGCATCTTTTTATACTAGGATTCCAGGTGGATTACTATGTTCTATTTAGCGGGTTAATCCTCCCCATAAATTGCATAATTTAAATCATCTGGCAATTCTTCTGGATTTTCTATTTCTACTGGAAAAAAACAAGGATGCAATTCCTCTTCAATCAAATAGAAAAAATTTTGATATAGATCCTCATCATCAAAAGATGTATTTTTATCTGCCTCTCTCATCAAATCTTCATCTTCAAGATGTCCATCAGGCAATTCATCAAAAGTAAATGGTTTTTCATTTATAAAATACATAGCAACAATTATACTCCCATCTCTAAACCAACAAAACTTTTTACTGATTTTGTATTTGTAGGACATAATTCCATTACTACTACTAAATCATATTTATTTTATCAAATTAAGTCATTTGTATAACGAGAAGACCATATAGTAAGACTATATTTAACACCTGATATTAATTGCTGACATTCATGACCATGAGTTAATTGACCAGGAAATAAAATACATTTTCCAACAGGTATATCTTTATTTGAGAATTTTTGTCTAGGAAAAACTAAATCTGCACCTTCATAATCATCATTCAATTTAACCGATCCTGTTACAAGAGAGGCATCACAATGCAAATTTAAATTAGTTTGAGTATCCAAAGAATATCTCATCACAAAAGCATCTCTTATACCATACATTATAGATGGACACCAAAATTCTTCAACAACAGGATATATTGATTCTTGCCAATATTTTTCCATCTCCTCCCACAGTCCCAATGCTTTCATTCTAATTTCCTTTGCAGGGAATTTATCATACGATAAACTACCCCATTGTCCATTCTTATCAGCAATTTCAATCAAACTATCACACATATATGGAGTCATATAATCAATAAGAATCATATCATTATTAATAATTTCATACTTATTAAAAGTTGGGATATAAACTATTGGTGCTGTTTGATTGTAGAAAACATCATACAAATTATTAAAAGTTTTTTTCTCTTCCTCCCCACCATTACCATGATATATGCAATTAAAACATCTTGTTAATGGATTATATAATTGTCCCTTCTCTTTATATACTTCTGGTTCATGGCATTGAAGGATATATGCTTCCTGATCTAAAATAATATCATAATCACCAGAAATATATTGTTTTTGATAGAATAACTGATCATCATCAGCATTTTTAATATCTTTACTTAAAATTTTCTTTAATTCAGATACTTTACCAATAAACAATCCACTATTTAAATATTCATATGGTGTTTCATAAGAATTTAACTCTCTATTACGTTGAATTAGTTTATCTGATAAATCTTGATCTGGCCAACAATATCTTTCAGCAGCAAAAACTACTTTATGATTCATTGAAAGATATCTATATACCACTTCATCTATGTGATCTGCTGTAAAAACATCATATCCATCACAAAAGATTACAACATCCCTATCAGGTAATTTTTCTAAATGTTTTTTAAGAAGATTTATTTTTTGCCCACCACCAGGACCTTCCATAGTTCCCCCAGTCCATTCTACACCTTCACCCAAATTAGTAAAACTAAAACCATTAGAAGATCCAGATTTAAATAACTTATCACATTTATCAGAATCACTTCCTACAGTAACTGAATGAACATCAAAATCGACATAGTAATCATATCTTTCTGTTGGATGAATATCACTACCACCTTTACTTCTATCCCACGGAATGACAATATTTTCCTTGTAGGCAATAGGATTTAATTCCTTCATTTTTAATGGAAGATATTCATCCACAGGAATTATATGCTTTTCAATAACCTTATTAACTAGTAACTCCGCAGCTTGTGGAGTTATTAAGTATGATAGACCCCAATATGGATATTTTGGAACAACAAATTTATCATCAATTGGTGTAGATCCATCTTCATCCATCTCTTTCCACCCAAGATAGATAAAATTATATCCCTGATCTATTAAATCCTTTATTTCATTGTATGGTAATCTATCCTTTATTATTGCATCGTCTTCCATTATAAAAAATGGAGCACTCTCTTTAATACATTGCTTCCACAATTTGTAATGAGACATAAAACATCCAACTTCACCTTTAGATAAAGTTGAATTTAAAATAGGATCAATCCAATCATATTGAGTATCATATCCTAATCTCCTTAACAAATTATATGAAGTTTTTCTACCATCAACTCCAGTTACAAATTGATACGTACTTATTTTACCGTTATTAGTTTCTTCAAATAAATCCTTTCTATCCTGCCTAGAATCTAAACTAATAATATATGTTTTAATAATGTGTTCAGTCATTTACCGATAAATCTGCATATTTAATTAATTCTGGATCTGCCTGATCAGTTACTACTGCTAAGACATCCATAAACTGTTTAGTGGTATCACAAGTAACTCTTTTTTTATCTCCACAATCACTTTCTAATAAAAAAGTTTTAGCACATACATCTATGACAACACTTTCTAAAAATTCATCTTCCATTGTGCATTTAACATATTTGCCTTAATATAATAGCACACATATGGTTTTTGTCAACCATATCAATTAGTCCTCATAATATCAATTCATATTGTAGTTCCAGTTCCAATTTGAGGTATCCACATTTTAGTAGTATCTCCAGAAGTGGTTCCAATACCAACACCACCACTATTGTATTTCCAACCTATACCACCGTCTGTTGATGCTACCCCAACAAATCCAGTAGGTGGATTCCACTTATCTGTATCTCCATCCCATTCTATGGTATTATCAACAATATTAGTTGTTGTGTTTATGATTTGATAACTAGCCATTTTTCCAATTCATTATTATTATATAAGTCAGTGATATTTAGGTATAGATACTTCTGAATATAATACAGTCTATTGATGTCATTCAACAGAAATTTTTTGCCTTTATATCAATTTAATGCAATAGAACAAGCAATTAATAAAGATATTGTACATATAAAGGAACTAGCATTTCAAGCAGAAGAAGAACATGAATACTCCCCTGATTGGGAAGAACAAATATCAAGTAAAGCATTAAATCTACTATTAGATGATCCAACAAATCCTATCCCATACCATGAAACATCCAGAAAAATATCTATAAAAGAAAAGAAATCGAAAAATAAACGAAATTACCCTTCTTTGGTTTTAACGCAGACATTAAAAGATATTTTCCCTGACTATGAACTTAAGCAAAGTGGATGTTTCTATTATCCAAAAGGTGGTTTTATGGGATGGCATACAAATGCCGATACAAAAGAAGACAGACTCTATATAACTTTTGCTGAAGAAGATAAACAATCTTTCTTTAGGTATTATGAAAATGAAAATATTATCACTGATTATGATGATAAAGGTATTACTATTCGACGTTTTTCAGTTGCAGGAGGACCACCTTTCTTTTGGCATTGTGTGGGAAGTAATACTAATCGTTTTAGTATTGGGTATAGACTTCATCCAATCCCACGATAAACTTCATGATTTTTTTATAAGTAAAGACATAGAATGATCCATATGTAATACCATTATTTTGCATCTTCCTTATTCTATGTTTTCCATCAATCATCCGATACTTTTTATTATAAGGATTAGGTGCATTTAATACAACAATACCTGGAATATTAATGTCACATTTTGCATAACGCTCACCATTACAGCATGGACAATTTATAGATTCTCCCTTTGACAAATGCATTCCTTTCCATCCTATTTCATCAATTTTTATTTTCTCTAATCTTTTTTCTTTTAAAGCTGGTTTTAATCTTTCTAAATAAATTCTACCTTCAATTCCATTAAAACTCCAATCACCATAAACAGGACAAGATCTCTTGGCACTATGACATCCAAATAGTGTATGTTCACTCATCAAATTACATATATATCAACCTGTCCTCTGGCTCCATTTCCACCGTTACCACCTTGTCCTCCTGCACCACCACCACTTGGAATAGACCCATTCCCTCCAGTATTTCCTCCAGTTCCTCCATTTCCTGCTACAACACTATTCCCACCACTATGGTTTCTTCCACCGCCACCGCCACCGCCAAGGAAAGAGTTTCCTCCAGGCCCAGAAGTAGAATTATTATGAACGCCACCGCCACCGCCACCAAAATATACAGCACCAGCAGCACCAAAGTTGTAACCAGTAATACCATCATCACCCCAAATAGCAATTTTACGTCCCTGAAGACCTCCTAAATTGCTGGTACCAGTTCCCCAGAATCCTCCTCCAGCACCTGCTATTTCATCGTATGCTCCTGTACAAAGACCTGGTGCTCCTCCATAAGCTGTTACAAGACTTCCGACTGACGTATTTCCTCCAGCAGTACCATTAGCATAATAAGTTCCCGATCCACCATTACCTCCACCTCCTATAGTTACTGAATAACTATTTGATCCTAAAGAGCTCATAGGTGCAATATAAAAAGCACAAGCACCACCGCCTCCGCCTCCGCCACCGCAAAAATGTTGGCTATATCCACTTGTTACACATAAGTAAGTTTTACTACCTCCGCCACCACCAGCATTAGCTAAAATAATTACAAAATCACCTGTTGATGGTTTAGACCAAGTTCCACTACTTGTAAAACGAGTATGTTGAGCACCTCCTGTAGCAGTAAGAGTAATACCAGATAATGATAAACCACTTCCAATATTTAAATATCTTAACTTGGTTGCAGAATCATCCCAGAATGGAATTCTATCCTCTCCAGGATCATCAGCACTAAGAACACCACTATTAATACTAAAAATATTAGATGTTGTGCTATTAAGAGACATAGATGCATCTGAACCAGGATTTCCTTGTTGTCCTTTCTGACCCTTGGTTGAGTTATCAGCACCAGTTTGTCCTTTTTGTCCTTTAGTGGAGTTATCAGCACCAGTTTGTCCTTTTTGACCCTTGGTTGAGTTATCGGCTCCTGCTTGACCTTTTTGTCCTTTAGTGGAATTATCGGCTCCTGCTTGACCTTTTTGACCCTTAGTGGAATTATCGGCTCCAGTTGCTCCTTTTTGACCCTTGGTTGAGTTATCGGCTCCTGCTTGACCTTTCTGTCCTTTAGTGGAATTATCGGCTCCAGTTGCTCCTTTTTGACCCTTAGTGGAATTATCTGCACCCGTTTGACCCTTCTGACCCTTAGTGGAATTATCTGCACCCGTTTGACCCTTCTGACCCTTCTGACCCTTGGTTGAGTTATCAGCACCAGTTGTACCTTTCTGTCCTTTAGTGGAATTATCAGCACCAGTTTGTCCTTTTTGACCCTTAGTAGAATTATCTTCTCCTTTTTGACCTTTTTGACCCTTGGTTGAGTTATCAGCACCAGTTGTACCTTTCTGTCCCTTAGTGGAGTTATCAGCACCAGTTTGTCCTTTCTGCCCTTTAGCACCTGATGGACCTGTAGTTTCTATTCTTTTCCAAACACTACCATTCCACTTCCATTGCACACCATTCTGGATATGGGTTTGATTAGTACTAGGACTACTTGGAAAATCGAATGCTGCCATATTCTTACTCTGGTATTACTACAAAATTATACGCAATTGCCACATCATTAGTGTTTATACCTGATTCAGTCCACAAACTAATTTTATGCGTATTAGCTAGCATAATTTCTAATGGGAAGTAACCACTACTTCCTACCATTTTATAAAAGTTATTGCTAGATTGGGTTGCACGTGCAAGTTCTTTTCCTGTCCTTAAATCTTTTCCTACTTCAAAGTCTATTACACTAAGATTGTTGCCTCCTGTATGGTTTAGATCACCTGAATTGAGATAACTGGATGGACTAAATGTTGGACTAGGTCCATAGAATATTTTCCGATCCTGATCAGCACCACTACCACCGCCTTTCAACCAATTCCACAAAATTCTTACATTACCACCAGTGGTATTCTCATAAAGAGTCCGAACAACATGATTACCTGTTCCTAGTAAAACTCCGTTATATACTGTTGCTGCCATAATTTTAAATTACCTCTTTAATATTTAGAATCATAATGGAATCTGCCAATCACTAACAAAAGGTGCTGTACCTCCTGGAGGTCCTGCAGGTCCTTGAGAAACTGTTACCCATTGACTACTATTACCATCATTATAATAGACATGTAAATCCCCATCATCACTATCCCACCACATATCTCCGTGGGAAGAAGGACCAGCTGGTGGAGAAACAGATATATCCAATCCAGCAACACCAATTTCACCTTTTTGTCCCTTGGTTGAGTTATCTGCTCCTTTCTGTCCCTTAGTGGAGTTATCAGCACCAGTTTGTCCTTTTTGACCCTTAGTAGAATTATCTTCTCCTTTTTGACCTTTTTGACCTACTTCACCTTTCTGTCCTTTTTGTGCTTCTCCTTTTTGACCCTTCTCTACTTCTCCTTTTTGACCCTTGGTTGAGTTATCCTGTCCTTTCTGACCTTTATCTCCTTGCTGTCCCTTTTGACCTTTTTGTGCTTCTCCTTTTTGACCCTTAGTAGAATTGTCTTGCCCTTTTTGACCTTTATCACCAAATCCTTTTTGTCCTTTATCACCTGTAGTACCTTTCTGCCCCTTCTCACCTTTTTGGCCCTTCGCTCCAGCAGATCCACTTACTGGAACCCATCCACCACTTTGTCGAATGTAAACTGCCATTTAATATTTTTAGTTATTTATTATGACCAAGGTAAATCACCTGAATCTAGACCCTGATTTTCACGAGTATCAATTTTACCTTTAAGTTCATTTTGATATTGAGTTATTGTAGAGATTCCAATCTTCTCTTTAACCCACTCAAGAACTTTAGTTTCAGTCACTCCATTATAATTTATATCAGGACTTATCCCATCTGTAGAGAATCCAACACTATAATCTTTTGTTTCCTTATAAACCACCCCACCAGGACCAGTAGCAATACCAGTTAATGATCCTTGTGCCAGAATAATTAATCCATTTGCTGGATAATGCATTAAATTAGTAACATTCCAAGAAAATGTTGTTGTAGTTGAGATTGCCATAACTTTTAAATTACAATAATTTTACATTGACCATGTCCACCAGCACCAACAGAACCAGTAGATCCTGAGTTACGACTACCTCCTCCACCACCTGGAACAGATCCTGCAGTTCTATTTGCACCGCCATTACCACCCATTGAACTATGAGAAGCACCTCCTCCATTGCCGCCGCCACCGCCGCCAGCACCAAAAATTGCATTAGCACCAGTATTTGCGTTGTATCCACCTGGCCCTCCATCATATGCAGTTAATCTGGCATTTATAGAAGTACCGAAAGGTTTTCCTCCACCACCACCAGTACTTGAACCACCCCCACTTCCACCACCAGCCATCATATAGTAAGAATCACTGGTAGTAGCAAATGTAGAATCTTGTCCTGATTCTCCCTGTTCTCCTCCAAGGTGAGATGATCCACCTTTACCTACTACAATCGAAACACTAGAAGGTAAATCATTTAATTTAATTAATTGATAACAACAAGCACCTCCACCACCACCTACACCTGCTCCATTATTTTGGAAGCTTCCACATCCTCCACCACCCCAGATCCAAATATGTGCCATAGTTCCATTAGAAGGCTTAGTCCAAGTTTGTGTAGCACCACTAGTAGTATAATTAAATACTGTTTCGCTAATTGATGCATAAGATGACTGCTGAGTTGTTGAAGTATCATACCAAAGATCACCATCACAAACTCCAGTAGTTGGTGCAGAAGTTTGTATCCACTTAGCACCATAAGCATTACTTTCATCTGAAATAGTAATTGTACTACCACTTACAGTAATTGGTTTGGGACTCCAACCACTACAAGTTGGATCATAAACTACGGAAGCAACATTTGATGCACCCTTTTGACCCTTAGTTGAGTTATCCTGTCCTTTCTGACCTTTATCTCCTTGCTGTCCCTTTTGACCTTTCTGGAAATCTCCCTTTTGACCTTTTACAGTACTAGGTTCACCTTTTTCACCTTTATCATTTACTTCACCTTTTTGACCCTTAGTGGCTGCACCATCTGCTCCCTTTTGACCCTTATCATTTGCTTCACCTTTCTGTCCTACTTCACCTTTCTGACCCTTAGTAGAGTTATCATCACCTTTTTGACCCTTCTCTACTTCTCCTTTTTGACCCTTGGTTGAGTTATCTTCTCCTTTTTGACCTTTTTGACCTACTTCACCTTTCTGACCCTTTTCTGCTACTGCACCATCTTGTCCTTTTTGACCTTTAGTAGAATTATCTTCTCCTTTAGATCCTTTATTACCTACTTCACCTTTTTGACCTTTTACAGTACTAGGTTCACCTTTTTGACCCTTATCATTTAATTCACCTTTTTGTCCTTTATCACCTTGACCTTTTTGTCCTTTATTGCCATCTTGTCCTTTCTGACCCTTATCTCCTATTTCACCTTTAGAACCCTTATCTCCTATTTCACCTTTTTGACCTTTCTGACCTACTTCACCTTTCTGACCTTTTTGTGCATCACCTTCCTGTCCTTTCTGACCCTTGGTTGAGTTATCCTGTCCTTTCTGACCTTTATCTCCTTGATTTCCTTTATCTCCAATATCACCAGTTCTGGCAAAAGTTATTATTACCTCCTCATTATTTTGGAATATTCCAGCACCAGCACAATCCCCACTTATAAGATCTATTACTACTTTATGATATCCAGTTGCTTCTGTACTTGATCCAGTAATGGAAAACATTGCAAAATCATCAGAATTTCCTTTATTGGATATTCTTACATGACCTTTAAGTGTTGATGTTGAATCATCAATCGTTCTTAAATAGGATTCAATATTTGTATTTGTACCACCACCATCAACATCATCAATAAACAATCTAGTTGCAGTAGATACTGCTCCAGTATTAAGTGATAATTTACCTGTACCAGGATCTGCATCAGATGTTGAATCATTAAACTTATATTCAAAACTTATTCCACCAAAAACACCTGCTTGCCCTTTTTGACCTTTATCGTTTTGTTCTCCTTTCTGACCCTTATCGTTTTGTTCTCCTTTCTGACCTTTTTGTGCTTCTCCTTTCTGACCTTTTTCAGGTTCTCCTTTAGATCCTTTATCACCTAATCCTTTCTGCCCCTTTTCTCCTTTAGATGCTTCCTGTCCTTTCTGCCCTTTAGCACCTGGATCTGGTATTCTTCTCCAAGCATATCCATTCCACTGCCATACTCTACCACCTAACGAATAGGTGTCACCATTGGAAGGAGAATCTGGAAAATTTATTGCCATCTATAGATATACTTTCTGATTATTTAGTTGCATTCTACGTAGTACCAAGTTACAGCAACTCTTTTTTTTCCTCTCTCAACTGGTTCACCTGAATGTGGATATGACCAATTTGAAGGAAAAATTAAACCATATCCTGGTTTTGGTTTGAATAAAGTATGAGGAAACGCAGTTCCTCCACCAATTTCAGATTCTTTCAAATACAATATTACAGATATTTGTCTATGATACTCTTTTAGATGAGGGAGAACTGCTGCATCATGATGAAATCTATAGTGCTGACCTTTAGAATATTCTAGTATTTGTATTCCTTCTCTCCAAGAACTTGTAAGGTTTGCACCAGGAACAGGATAAAAACTAAAATTTTCATGTATCTTCATAACTCTTCTCTTGTATTCATCTAAAGCATTATTCATAGCAGAGTGTATTAATTTACACTCACGAACATCTTCATCCAAAAATGCTACGGTACTAGATCTTATATTATTATCAACCTTAATGTCTCCTCTCTCCTCTTTTGAAGCAAAAACTAAACTTGATTCAAAAGTTAATGTATCAATATAAGTGTTTATTTCATCAAGTTGATTATCATCAAGAAATTTGATGACCTGTATCAAATCATTCATTATGAAGGTGTCGTTGGCCAACTAGAGTGTGAGTGATTGTCTGCTAATGCTTTTGCTGTTAAATTAGAATCTGCTGCTATGGTTGCTGGAATATCTCTTAATGCCTGACGATATGTTGCCCATTCAGTTTTCTTACTAGAAGATAATGGAGAATCATTACCTTGAGTCCAATCAGATTGAGTTAATAATATATTTCTATAACCCTTTACTTCATCTAAATGATCTCTTGCCGCTTCAAGTGCATTTGCTTGTGCAGTTTTTTCAGAAGCATGATCAGTAATTGCTTGCGAATATATTCCCAAACTTGTAATTGCCTCATTTCCCTTTGTAGGGATTGTTCCTGCAGTTTGTCTATATTCAATCCAACCCTTACTTGTATCAGTATCCCAATTTACTGCCCAAACATCAGTAGGTATCCAAGATATATCAGTATGAGTAACTGTAATAACTTCATCATTATAGATGATTATATTATCTTCAGCAATAATTGTTAACTTAGGCATCTATCTCTCCAGTTATGTTTTTAATTTCTCTAGGTTGTTGACTTAATTTTTGTTTCATATCTTGCTTATATATCTCTTGTGCCTGTAAACTTACCTTTACAGATTCATTTCTAAAAGATTCTATGGCAGCACCAGTTTGTCGTTGCATTTGTGAATTTTCAACTAATAACATAGGAACCCACTTAACAGCACAATCCCACTCATCAACTTCTTCTCCAGTTTGAGGATTCATACCACGAACCTGAGTGAACCAAGAACACTGTAAACCAATACAATCTTTATTAATTAATGGGCAGAATTTACCTGCTTCAATTTTCATTATATCAATTCTTTGAGCATATTATAACATCAACATACTGAACTCGCAAGTCAACAGTACCAGAACTACTAACACTAACAGTATCACTATCAGATCCAGATCCAGAGAATGATGCACCACTATGATCGTGACTACCTAGTGGATGTAAGTATATTGCGTGATGGTGAGATCCATTTGATCCCTTACTATTAACGTTAGGTTGTCCTGAAGAACCAGAGTTTCCAGTATCCATGAAACCATACTGTCCACCTGAAGATCCAATTGGAGCATGATATTGATGATTGTGTGATGGTAAATCTGCTAAAACTGATGCGTGTTGGTCTGTTACTACATTCAAATGTCCTATATTCTTTGATGGAATAGTACCAGTAGTACCACTAACACTAATACTAATACTAGCAGTTCCAGATCCACTAACACTAATACTTTTGTTCTCAAAAGTACTGGTAAATGAATTATTACCTCCAGTACCACCACCAGATCCACTTACAACTCTAAGTGCTTTATTATTATTTGAAGTTGATTTTGTCCATCCAGTCGGAGCAGAAGCCTGATAAAATACCATCACAGATCCTGAAGGAACACTTGCTGATGGAGTAGATGGAAAATTAGTAAACTCTAATCCATTCTCAGAAGAATTAACCTTAACAGTTTTACCTGCCTGACTACTATAAGAACTTGGATCAACGTCACTTAAATTTAAAAAGGTATTACTTCCTGGTGGTCCTGGTGGTCCTGCTTGTGAACTAGGTTCTCCTTTCTGACCTTTTTGAGGTTCTCCTTTCTGCCCTTTTACGGGTTCACCTTTTTGTCCTTTAGTTGAATTATCTGCACCTGGTTGACCTTTCTGACCTTTTTGAGGTTCTCCTTTCTGTCCTTTTTCTATTTCGCCTTTCTGCCCCTTGACAGATTCACCTTTTTGTCCTTTAGTTGAATTATCTGCACCTGTTTGACCTTTCTGACCTTTTTGAGGTTGTCCTTTCTGCCCTTTTACAGATTCACCTTTTTGACCTTTTTGACCTTTTCCCCCCTTTACACCAGAAGATGGATCTTTTTTCCATACAGTTCCATTCCAAATCCAAGTTATACCATTATCAGTATAAGTGTCATTGGTATTGGGACTATTTGGAAAATCAAATGCTGCCATTTAAAATATTACCATTATATTAGTATTTAGATTGTAGTTCCAGTTCCAATTTGAGGTATCCACATTTAAACTACTACGACTCTAACTTCGCCTCTGGCACCTGATCCACCACCAGCACCTCCTCCACCTCCTGGTGCTGTACCATTACTTCCATTACCAGCACCACCATTTCCTCCACCATAACTGGTTCCACCAGACTGACTAGAATTATTCTTTCTTCCACCTCCACCAGCACCAGCTATCCATGCATCAGCACCAGGATCATGACGATCCCATCCACCGCCACCGCCGCCGCCGCCATCACCACCTTTACCAACACCTGGAAGACCCGTATAACCTGCTTCATCTCCTCCTCCAGCAACACCACCTGTTCCAACTCCAAATACTGCTCCACCAGCTCCTCCATCACCACCTAAATTGGAATATTGATTAGCATAACCACCTTGTCCACCAGCAACGGAATATTTACTACTCTTAAATTGTGATGTTCCACCAGATCCACCACGTCCTCCATTACTACCTGGTCCTCCACCAGTCCCAACAGTGACAGATTCTGTAGAACTAAGATCAGACATTGGGATAGTAAATGTGGCATATCCACCTCCACCTCCACCACCTTTAAAGTCGTTACCATTACCGCCACCGCCACCGCCAGCCCACATATAGATAACAACCATATTACCTATAGATGGTTTAGTCCAAGTTCCAGATGTTGTAAAGACCTGAACACTATTAGTAGCACTTGTTCCTTGAATACCTTGTGCTCCTTTCTGTCCTTTAGTGGAGTTATCAGCACCAGTTTGTCCTTTTTGACCTTTAGTGGAATTATCGGCTCCTGCTTGACCTTTTTGTCCTTTAGTGGAATTATCGGCTCCTGCTTGACCTTTTTGACCTTTATCGTTTTGCTCTCCTTTTTGTCCTTTAGTTGAATTATCTGCACCTGTTTGACCTTTTTGTCCTTTAGTTGAATTATCTGCACCTGTTTGACCTTTTTGTCCTTTAGTGGAGTTATCTGCTCCAGTTGCTCCTTTTTGTCCTTTAGTGGAGTTATCTGCTCCAGTTGCTCCTTTTTGACCCTTGGTTGAGTTATCTGCACCTGTTGCTCCTTTCTGTCCTTTAGTTGAATTATCAGCACCAGTTTGTCCTTTTTGACCTACTTCACCTTTTTGTCCTTTAGTGGAGTTATCTGCTCCAGTTGCTCCTTTTTGTCCTTTAGTTGAATTATCAGCTCCTTTTTGACCCTTTACTGTACTAGGTTCACCTTTTTGTCCTTTATCATTCTGCTCTCCTTTTTGTCCTTTTTGACCACCTGAAGGTCCTATTTCACCTTTACTTCCTTTTAAAGCACCAGATGTTGTAATTGAAACCCATTGTGAACTATCACCATCATCATAATAAACATGTAAATCTGAATCATCACTATCCCACCACATATCACCAGCAGATGGTGTTGGTGAAGTTGGTGGATTTATACCAATTGAAATAGTTTGTCCTTCTCCCTTTTGACCTTTATTACCCTGTGCCTCTACATTACCTGTTTGACCTTTTTGCCCCTTATCACCTACTTCACCTTTTTGCCCTTTTTGCCCTTTAATACCTTTATCACCTACTTCACCTTTTTGTCCTTTAATACCTTTATCACCTTGTTGTCCTTTCTGACCTTTAGTACCTTTATCACCTACTTCACCTTTTTGTCCTTTGTTACCCTGTGCTTCTACATCACCTGCTACACCTTTTTGACCTAGAGTACCCTTTTCACCTTTCTCACCTTTTTGACCTTTATCACCAACTTCTCCTTTCTGACCTTTTTGACCACCTGTAGGACCTACTTCACCTTTAGAACCCTTATCACCAGTATTTCCTAAACCACCAGCATTAGCAAGAACCCATTGAGCACTAGTACCATCATCATAATATATGAATAAATCACCAGTATCACTTTCCCACCAAAGTTCTCCCGTTTTAGGACTTATGGGAGGTTCATCCTGCACAGTAGCAGGAATGATTGTCATAGTAGCAGCAATTCCTAAAGGTTGAGCAGCAGCAGTAACAGCAGCACCAACAAAATTTAACTGTGTAATACTATCAGCAGTACCTACAAGAACTCCTTCATCATAAATGCTAATTGCACCTGGAACTAATCCACCACCTTTAGGAACCCAATATCTTCTACCAGGATGACCAGGTACAGATATTATTTGATATTGATCACCAATTGGTGGAGCTTCATTGTTTATACCAACATACTTAGATCTTCTTT